GGAATACTTCATTTAACCAATAACGGCTAGCAGACGTACTATTAAGCAGGTAGCTAAGGATTGCTTTAGCACCTTCCTGCAACGAACTGTTAAAGTGTTGGTCAAACTTTGTGAAATCAGTACAGACTATCAGGTCATTCTTCCCCTTAGTGTCAAAAAGTTTGGTAATCCTTTTATCCACGGCTTCCGTCCCAATCCAAGCCGGAACAAGTTCATGATACTGGGCTTGTTCAATAACTTGCTGATAGACTGATAACTCTTCGATGTTAACGCCAAACGGAAACATCCATACGACGCGCTGTTTAACGTCCTCATCTGTAGGACCACCTTCTTGTCCACGCCATCCCAATACTGCAGCTGCGTACCAGGTCTCAGAGTTTAAAATCATCTTGGTGTTCGCTCCCAAGAAATCTAGTAACACAGGAACAGTTTTATCGATAACTGCTCTACGTTTGATAAAGAATGGTGAACCAGAATTCGTCGATAATTTCATTTTATCTAACGTGCCCTTTTGGGTCCTTGGGTGTATGTTGCCGACCATACTCCACTCACGTTTCACGGCCGCTATTGCCGATTCACTAAGTGGCTCTGACTCAGAAAGGATAGAGTCATAGTAAGAATCAATGTCTTGCATCCTCTCTTTGAGAGGTTTCTGAATAGACATTGGTCCGACCTTCTTAGCAAGATCATTTTCAAAATCCAACAATGTAGGCCAGCTAGTAGCTAGTCTATCGATTGTGGGTTTCCAATCTTGCAAAACCTTATGCAACGACTGTCCCTTTGCAAACGTCGTTCGGTATTCATCAGGGTTGCCTTTAGCTACTTTGTCAAAGTAGCTCCTCAGCCCAGGGTTTGGTAGTGAAAAGTAATCATCAAAGCTGATCTCCTTACTTTTAAACATTTCACTGACCTCCTTTCTATTTATTTTGTTACGATTTTATAAGACTTGAATTTTAAATTTAATAAATTCAATGTCTGCAACAGATAAGTTAACGCTATCCTTGTACTTCAGAATGTCGCAAAGAATAGATCTTTGGATATTTTCTACTTCGTACAATAAAGCGTATGCCTCACTGTTATCAAGTAGAATGCAAATAGCATCCAACTTCTTTAATTGTGCAATTTGATTCTGCACATGAATAAGTTTTAAGTCCTTCGACTTGTCCTTTTTCATAAAAGAACCTCCTTAAATAGAT